AAGCTATAACAAACTTACAGAAAATCGTTATTAACAATTAGGGTCGGTATTCTAAGGCTGACCCTACCCGTGCCGGTTTCTGTCTTGGCTGTAAACCATGCGTCTGTCTCTTCAGGAATAGAAGTGAATTTAAAATCAATCTCGGTAGTGGTTTGATAGACACTAACAACATTAGTATTAATTGGAGGCAATAAGCCTAGCGGGTTGCGAACATTCCAAAAGAAATCATTATCCCTGTTTTTTGGTGAGCTGAAATAACCACTCAGACCAAATGCCGTGTGGTTTCTAGGCACAGTAAAAAGCGCCATGGATCGGGTCTGTGTTTTCTGCTCAAACATCATTACTGTAGTGGCTTGAGTCGGAATCCCATTGCCGCCGTGAGTTAGTGCGTTGGATACGTAAATATCGCCAAGCGTCTGACTTACTCCAGCAGTAAATGCCTGATTAACTCTAAGACCTGCACCAATAGCAACCGGGGTCTGGCCGTTTAATTGATATGCGCCCTGCTGCTCATCATAATTCTCATCAATCCAGCGGATAAACACAAGGCCAGTATCACCAGCATCAGAGCTAGTTAACCATAATGTCGAAGGAGTGTCGTTAAAAGTATACTGACCATTTAGCGGCCATATAAACTCCTCGGTTGTGCCAATGTCAGGAGCGTAACTGTGTATATATTGAACCCTGTGCCCCGGAACCAATCCTTTAGATACCTTTAAAATAAAATCTTCAGTAAATGATGCTGCTGAAGGTGCGCTATCGCCGATGCCTGGCGCGTCAGTCTGTATGTTTATCGTTGCCGTTCTTACTTTGCTGGGATCACGGTCAATCCTAACCAGCTTTGCCCATACTGTATTTTCACCTGGAGATATTGGCTTGCTTTCTTTTTGATATAGATTAACACCTTTGAAATCAGCGGGCGGCTCAGTTGCACTAATGGCCAATACGATTATATCTTGCGGTAGGCCAGTATTCTGGATATGAAAGGAGTCACCCACCGGTATACTGGAAATAGTATTCAGATCAACCCATTCAAACCCTATATCGTAAGACTGTACAGTGTCGCCCACGCCTATCCCCTTTTGATTTTACGCATTATGTTAGCGCATCTTTGCTGATTAATTAGTGCGATTATAATCCACACAGGAACCCATGCACCAGCAGTGAATAGAGATATTACTAAGTGTAATAGGTGGCTAGTAGATGGCCTTTGATTTAATAATATTAATTTTTCTGCTGAATTCATTTATCACCATCCACAATCATCATTGATGTCCTTCGATTTTCTGGGTGTTCACAATAAAGCTCTGCGCGCTTATTGGTGTGATTTCTATTTCTTTTTTTTTCCAACTCATCAAGACGCAAATCATCCATTATTTTTTGCTCGTGCTTTTTTTTAAGCTCAATCTCTATTCTTTCCCTCTCCTCTTGCCTTGCCGATGCTAATTGACGATCTTTTTTTATATATTCTGCTTCCTCCTCCTCCCTTTTATGCTTTCTCCAAGCTGCATAGGCATGAATTCCGCCAAAAAAAACCATGATAACTAGATACCAATGTTCAGCAAGAAAAGTTCCAGCTAGGGTGGCAAGATACAAGAGAATGTTTGCCGTATTGCTTCCTGTTGTATTCAATTTGCCATCTCCAGCATTGAAAAATACTCCGCTAGCTGTCTGAGTCATCGTCAAACATCTTAACTAGCTTATTCATATGAGCGTTAATTTCTTCTGTTGGCTCACCGTCAATAATCGACTCAATAGCATCATAGGCCACATCGTCCCATTTATTACTCGTACTCCGAACAATTATTTTAGCCGCCCATTTTATCGCATTCTTAGCCAGCCAATCCCTTAATTTAGAAACAGCTATGCCCTTCAAAATAGTAATTAACCATGCTGGCATATTTTCACCCTCGCTTAAATTTTAATCAGTATACCAGATTTAAGTATTTTGTTAACTTTCAGCCCTTCTCCTGCTCTAGCTTCGTCTCAACCTCTGACCATCGCTTGTAATAGTCGCTCATCTTGTAGAGCTCCTTGCCCATAGCGTCCTTTTTCCCTAGGCGTTTCTCATACTTACCAATAGTAAATCGCATAGCTGCTCTGAAGTCTTCTATTGAATTATCACGCGCAAATTCATCAATGTGATCTAGTCCGTCTTCACCCTTGTAGCGTGGCTGCTTATCGAAGTTATCTAATTCAGCATAGTGCTCGCCTTCATTTCCATTTTGCCCGATAGGATCCATTCGTTTCTCTCCTTCTTTCCAATTGCCTGGGCGAATAACCACACTACTGTCATGGTATGAGTCAAGAGACCAGTTAGGCATTGCTTTATCCCATTCCATCTTCGTCGAATCCCAGTCATACTCCTGACTACCTACCCACTTAGAAAAAACACCATCAATACACGCCTCAGCATCACTTGGCGCTTTACTCCAATCTACCTTATTCATTACTTAACTCTCTCTTGATAACGCTCTACCTGAGCTTTAGCTTCTTCTAGTGTTTTGTGTTCTGTTATTGGTTGGCAGTGGTAGCCCTTTACTTCATTCCTTTCTAACTCGCCACTAGTTCTATAGTCACTAAATGCAGCTGACATTAGTCCAGCAACAAACCCAGCTATCATATAACTCATCTACTCACCCTCCGGTGCTTTGAAGCCTGCATCAAATAAATCATTAAACGCGTGTTCGTTTGCGTTGTTATGTAGTGCGCAACTTACTGCAAAGCAGGCATCAACAAAAGCCTCGCGCTCTTTTTCTTTCTCGGTTTTTAGTGGGCGAACAAACTCATCAATAGAATCTATGCGCCACAAACAAGTCTTCTCTACATCAAATACATGCGACCCAATACTATCAACACCAACATACATAGCTTTTTTCCATACACCCCTAATATCAGACTCGACCTCACACTCACACCCAATAGGCGGAAACCCTTCACCATCCCACTCTTTGGATTCTATCTCCTGTGGCTTTTTCTCAGCCTCTATAGCGTCAATATAATCCTGCTTGTTTTCGTCTGTTCTTTCGAAGTACTTATTTAACCATTCACCAGTAGCAGCAGTAGCATAAGCAGTAGCATAAGCAGTAGCAGTAGCAGTAGCAGCATAAGCAGTATAAGCACTCCTTCTATTTTCTAATAGCTCATCCTTACTTACTGAATCTTTATTATCTAGCCATTTCATTACTAGCAAAATACATTTATTTAAATCACTCATTTATCTTTCCTCTTTAGTGTTGACTTACTTTGTATTCGTTAATACTATAGCGGAATAAGCCAATAAGCAACAAGTAAGGAAAAATAAATATGAATCACTCAGAACTAATAGAAACTAGAACTAATACCCCAGCACCCAAGCCGCCTTCGTTGACTAGTGCGAAGATTAGCGAGGCCGAGGAAATGAGGCTACAGGTTGAAGCGTTTATTGCTAATGGTGGTAACTATGAGGTTATCTCAGATAATACTAAGTGCCGATCAATGACCGACAAAGAACAAATGAATGCTAATTATAAGAAAGAAGTATTAAACGGAAAGGTAATGGATAAGCCGTTGAAGCCTAAGAAGTAAAATAAATGATAACCGCCCAATATCACAGGGCGGTTAGTGTGCAAATTAGACTAGTTTTTCGTATTCGCTCCAATCGCCTTTCAACAAAGTTAACATCTGGCGCTCTGCTCTGCGTGTTGTTTGCTTATGCCATTTAGAATCTAAGCCCTCGTGCGCCGCATCATTCCAGCACTGGGTCTGAATAGCCGCTAGCATTCGCTTAAAGCCCAGCAAGCCCTTAATCCCTAATTGGTAAGCCATTGATATTAATACGCATTGTCTTGGCTCATTAAGGCCATCAAAGAATGGCAACTCATTACGCAAACGCTCATGTATATCAGCAACCATAAACTCACACTGAGCATACGCTGCACGCTTACACATAGTCATATGCTCAAAGTCATTCAGAGATTGATTATGCCGTCCGATCTTCCAGCCTATCCCAATAGTTGGGTATCCCTCGGTGCAGCAATATACACTAGCTTTAAACCCTTCTTCAATCTCAAGCATTCTAGAAATATTCATCACGCAACCCTCTCTTGATTTTCTATATTAGCCAACCCTTTGATTAGATTATTCATTTCGCGCTTATACTTTGCCAATTGCGTATGATTGCCAAATTGCTCAGCGCGGCAAGCCAGCACTGCATATTGCCAAATCTTCTCACGATAATAAATTACGTATTCCCAGCTATTCATATCAACTCCTTGCGCTTAAGCTCTACTATCTCATCAGTGGTAAACCCGGCCGCCTTAAGATTAATCAGATCGTCAATTGTATTGCGCGTCTCTTCCTCCTTAACTGGAACCACGCTACTGTAAGAACCCACGCAAAAACCGGTTGCGTCAGTTATCATTCCTGTCGCCTCATCAAAGTTTAAAGTTATAGTTTTCATATCACCCTCTCATCATCTTTAATATTGCTGCATCTGCTACATTGCCAGCTATTAATATTCGTTTAACAAGCACATCTTCGCTGACTACCTGCATTAATGTTTCATATTCACTTTCTTTCATGAGTAGCTTTTCAGCCTGCCAAGGCTCTCTGATGTCGAATCCTTCCATCTTTAGACCCTCTTATTAATTAACTTGTTATGTTCTTTAGTCGCAATTTTCTTCGTATTCTTTAGCGCAATCACTGCAAACGAAGTTACTTGATCCGAATTTAGATATATCAATCATATCGCTAAACTCAACTACATCTAAACATTCTGGGCACGTTGTTGGCATATCCATAATCTTTATCTCTTATTAATTAACTTATTAAAAACCCGCTAAATCATTATCTAGCTCGTCTTTCATTTCCTTAGTTATGTATCCGCCATCGTAAATCTCTTTTATGAATTTACTCATAGCATTGTGCACCCCCTCTTCGTACTCAATAGCTCCGATAAATACTGATAAAGGGAGAAACATAACAGCGCACAACATAAATAGCGCCGCCTTAAATACAATAAAATACAACTTCATAATAATCACTCCTAGTTAATAACACTTTATTCAGCGGGACATAGCCCGCTAATAGCTTTGTTATAGCGCCCCATTAGAGGCGCTTATTTATTGATCAGAACGGAATATTTTGATCGTTATTGCCAAAATTATTCTGTGGTTGTTGTTGCTGTTGCTGCTGGTTGTATGCCTGCTGATTAAAGCCTGTCGGTGATTGCATAGGTTGCTGCTGAGGTGCAAAACCACCCTGTTGAGGTTGTTGCGCTGACTGTCCCTGCCCTTGCTGTTGACTATCAAGCATCATCATTTCACTAATTACGATTTCAGTTGAATAGCGTTTAATGCCGTCCTTTTCGTATTCGTTAGTACGTAGCTTACCTTCAAAGTAAGCTTTAGAGCCTTTCTTCAAGTATTGACCGATGATTTCTGCCAGCTTACCGAAAGCCGTCATACGGTGCCATTCAGTTTTTTCAACTTTCTGGCCTGATTGCTTATCCTGGTAGCTTTCATCTGTTGCCACGCTTACCGATACTACAGCGCTACCCGATGGCAAATACTTCATTTCAGGATCACGACCTAGAGTTCCGATGATTTGAGCCTTATTTACTGAACGTCCCATTTTATACCTCTTCTTCTACAGTTACGCCGTTCCACTCAATGCCGAACGACTCTTTTAAGATGCGCTTCATTTCAATTAGAAACGCGGTTAATTTGATTTGTAATTTTTCGATGTATTCTTCGTCACGCTCGATTCGAGTAATGAATATTCGGCCTTTAC